CAATTGGATCTCAAACAAAGAGAATATCATTGTGAATCTTGTGGACATGTGATGCATAGAGACATCAATGCAGCGGTGAATATTGCAAACTGGGGACTTCAACAATGGTCAATTGATCACTCAAGGCAGGGACTGCCTGATGCGCCTGTGGATGTGACCTTGGATATTCTCTCCAATTGGGGAGAGGTATCTCAGTCACAAGCGAAGCAGGAAGCCACGTGAGCTTGCTCCGTGGTAGTTCACCACCGGTTTGACCTAGTTGTTGTCTCTGGCTTTCAACACACGCAGACAATAGGCAGTGGCACGTTGCGGAATTGGTTTGTCAATGCCTCGGTTGTAGAGCATCAGTGCCTTGCAGGGATCATCATGTGCCAGATCCAGAGCGGCACGTAGATATCTCATGCTAAACTCTAGATTCACGGATGGTATCAACAGGGACTGGCAGTTGTCCTTGAAGCCCATGCTCTGAGCCGTGCCACAACGAATCTGACCCAGACCGTAGTTACCGTGACTCAAAGTTTTTGCATCCCAACCACTCTCAACAGTTACCAGCGCGATTGCCAGGGAGCTTGGCACATTGTGTTCCTTGGCCTTGTCAGCAGCAAGCTGAACCAGAGCAGTGTTGCTGGTAAGCGGCACTCCTTTGGCACCCGGGGGTTGACAGCATGCGCATGCCAAACCCAGGGCTACGACCGTAGCCAGTTTCATCATTGGCGTGTGTATTTAGCTTTCGTTGGGGACCAAAGTCAATCAAACCACAGGGCGGCGAAAGACCCTGATGACCAAACTGTCTTTGTTCAGCTGACCACTGGCACTGTGGCGCTTGCCTTTGATGTATTCTTCCATAACCAGCCGCACGCGATGCTCGTTCACTGCATCTCGCAGCGCAGCCAACGTCTTCTTGGGTTCTCGCAGGATCTTGGCAAAACTCTTGGCCTCATCATGATTGACAATCTTGGTCCCTTTCACTGACAATGCTGTGGACCCTGCTTCATACACCGAGAGCTTGCGAGTCTTGCTGTTGTAGATCACTGCCATGTTGCTGTGTGGTATCATGGCCGGACTGAGACTGCTCATGTCGGTGTTGAGATCCACAACTTTGAATTTGGCCTTGCTGGCCTGTTTGATGCTGCGGCCGCTGATGTCTTTGTGCTGTGCAGCTGCCTTGGCATTGCCCGTGCTCACAGCCAGCACATTCAACACTGTGACAATGGGTTCTATGGTCTGTGCCACCTGCGGTATCTGCTTGTCAGCCAACGCATCAGCAAAACTCTGTTTGAAATGATCGTACAACCGTTTGAGCATCTGCTGATTAGGCTTGTGGATACTCAGGCGCTTTCTTGCTTCTTGTTCTATTTTGACTGTGTCTGGTTTGTAGTGACTGCACACAGCTTCTAAACTGCTGTAGAGCGTGACATATTCTATGTTGCGTCTTCCAGACAAACTGATTTTGAGTTCCTGTGTCTGATCGTCCAGCACCACGGGAATCTTCAGCATGTCATCCAGTTTTTGGTCAAACCACAGTCTGCTGCTGGCAGGCATTTCTGCGCCACGATTGAGGCAGTAGGCCATGCAGCCCACAGCACTGAAATGCCAAGTGGCCATGGCCTGCCAATGGTGCAGCTCGTCACTGTCGCGATTGGCCGCAGCCCAGGTCAAGAAATTGTGTTTGAGCTCTGAGAGGTCTATGTCCACACGCACTTGATCCATGGCACTGCGCCAAGCACTCATGTGATCTGTATGCGCAGGAGTCACCGCGGGGAAGTCCACATCTTTTACGCTGTGTTCATACACTGCTGTTCTCCTATCATCATATACTAATAGATTTTGCTATTTTGTCAATTGGTTTGTAGACAGGGCATCAGACAAACCCTGCCATAAATATGCCAAAGGAGACTGCTGTGCCACCATTGACCCTTTGGAAAGGTGCGTCTGTAAGAACCAACGACTACAAGCTGTTTGATCGGCTGATCAGTGAGGAATACAGAATAGGCGGCACAGAATTTCTCATACACAAGTATCTTGGGCCCAAGCCACAGGGCAGCACCGGTGATCTCACACAGCCAAATACGCTGTTGGATGCTGCCAACAGTGGGCAAGACAACCTTCTGCAGATATCAGACGTGCTCAACATGGAAATACGTGATCGCAGCTATGACACAGATGTCATTGCACTCAAAGGCCATTATCAAATCAGTGACACAGAATTTGATCTGCGTCAATTTGGTCTGTTTCTCAGCAATGAGACCATATTTGTGACCTTTCATTTGAATGACATGGTCAACAGCATAGGTCGCACGCTGACCAGCGGCGATGTGATAGAAATCAGCCACCGCCGAGATGACCTAGCGTTGGGAGACTTTGTGTTGCCAAAATACTATGTTGTGCAAGAAGGAGCACGTCCTGCTGAAGGCTATAGCCCCACCTGGTGGCCACACATTTGGCGCATCAAATGTGACCCCATCACGGACAGTCAAGAATACCGCGATATTCTTCAAAAACCTGCCACTGATCTCAATGGTGATCCCATAGCAAATCCCAATGGCACTGGTCCAGTTACAATGGCAGACATGCTGAGCACATATAATCGCGAAATTGAGATCAATGATCGCATTGTGGCCCAGGCCACAGCTGAAGTGCCGTTCCGCAACCTGCAGGCTGCGCAATACTATGTGTTGGATCAAACTGTGCCTGTTACCATTTTGAGCTGGGATGGCATACCTCCCAATCAAAGCAAGCCCGTGACCACAGGAGTGGCATTTCCACCGGGAGCACCAGCTGGCACATGGTTGCTGCGTGTGGACTACAGTCCGCCACAGCTGTTTCAGAGAACACAGCTGCCAAACAACAGTGGTGCAGTATGGACCAGATATGAGATAGACTACAGAACCAGTTGGACACCCAGCACCAGTGTGTTGGCCAGCTTCATAAATAATGCCAATGTAATCAGCACACTGAGCAATGGAGTGCAGGTACAGCAGCAGCAGAATCTACGCACAGCGGTCAGAGCCAAACTTGATCCAGACATCATATAGGAGATATTCAAATGGTAACAGTTGATCAACTGCAGCAGATTTTCCCACACGGCGATGCCAATGACATTGGTCAGATCTGCGATCCCTTGAACGCAGCCATGGATGAATTTGGCATCAACAGTGCCATGCAACAGGCCATGTTCATTGCTCAATGTGGTCACGAAAGTGGAGTGTTCAGCATTGCTGAAGAAAACCTCAACTACAGTGCCAAAGGACTGTTGGCTACATTTCCACGATATTTCCAACAGCAGAACGCAAACGATTATGCACGCCAGCCAGAAAAGATCGGCAACTATGTATATGGTAACCGCATGGGCAATGGTAATCCCAGCACAGGAGACGGTTTCCGCTATCGCGGGCGCGGACTGATACAGCTTACAGGTAAAGATAACTACACAGCCTGCGGCACAGCACTAGGTGTGGATCTGGTATCTGATCCCAGCTATCTCACACAGCCAGAGGGTGCTGCTCGTTCAGCTGCTTGGTTTTGGAGTAGTCACAACCTTAACCGCTATGCTGATGCAGATGACATTGTGGGCAGCACCAGGCGCATCAATGGCGGAACCATAGGACTTAGCGAGCGCCAAACTTACTACAATGCAGCCAAATCAGTGCTGTGCTGAATCTGCGGTTTTCACTGTGACATACCAGTGAACTACCACGGAGCAAGCTCACGTGGCTTCCTGCTTCACATGTGACTGAGACAGCTCACCCCAATGGGTGAGAATGTCCAAGGTCACATCCACAGGCGCATCAGGCAGTTCCTGCCTTGAGTGATCAATTGACCATTGTTGAAGTCCCCAGTTTGCAATATTAATGGCTGCATTGATGTCTCGATGTTGTGTATGTCCACAAGATTCACAATGATATTCTCTTTGTTTGAGATCCAATTGTGATTTCTTGTGTCCGCATGAGCTGCAGGTTTTGCTACTGGGTAGCCACTGATTGATTTTGACAAAGTGATGCCCAAGCAATTGACATTTGTATTCAATTGATTTGGCCAGCTGGGCCCAACTAGCATCAGCTATGGCTTTAGCTGTGGGTTTGCTTTTGCGCTTCATCTGGTCAATTTTCAGTGTTTCAACGCTCACCAAATCATGCGATTTGGCTATTCTCGCACTGATCTGATGTATGTGGTCGAGTCGTTGGCTGCGAACCTGATCATGGGCACGAGCCAGTCGTTGTTTTGCTTTGAGTCGATTCCTACTTGCTTTTTGCTTCCTTGACAGTTTGCGTTGTAGGCATTTGATATGCTTGAACTTCTTTGATAGTGGGCGTGGGTTGGCAATCAGCTCACCAGTTGATAAGGCAGTGAACTGGCTATTGACGTCTACGCCCACTGTATTGATGACATCTTCAACCAATTGCTGTTCCTGTTGTTCAACCACAAATGATGCATACCAACCACGCGGTGTTTGGGTGATGGTACAGCCGGTGTAGCTGCTGGGCAACTCACGATGCAATCGGATACGTATTTGACCCAACTTGGGCAAATTGACATATCGGCCATCGGCTGAGATGGATGTGTGCTGTTGATATCGA